CTGTCAGGCTTTTCTCTTCCTCTTCTCTGATGTGTGCCGCCAACTGCTCTTGCAGTCTGAAAAACTCCGTCAGATTTTTAACAATGTCGATTTTGACTTGCGTCTCGTCAACTGCGACATAGGTTGACTTCTTTTTTGCCACAGGCTTTGACGTTTGGGGCTTGGGTTTGAAAAACGCAAGTAATTGACCCCAAAATCCATGCATCTCTTTGCCAATGGCAATAACCTCATCAGCAGTCTGCTTAATCTCAACAAAAGATTCTTTTGCCTGTTTGTACAGCTCACACCCAGCTTGTATTTGCTTAACAAGTCCTGCGGCAAGCAGACAAATGCTGATCGGGTCAATTTACAGCCCCAGTATTTTTTTGACCAACTCACCAGCGAAGCCTGGCCCCAGCAACACAGCCGCAATCACCACATAAAGCAAATACTCAATGCGGGTCATGCGTTGTGAACCCGAGACAAACGACTTTTCGATAGCGGCGTATCTTTCAGCGCAAACCGCCTCATGTACCGCCAGCCGTGTGTCGGTTTCCCCAGCCATCAGATGCCCTCACCCTGCACGATGTAGACAGTAGACGATGATGATGCCAAGCCACTAAAGAATGAATCACGCCCAAAGCGCAAAATATGCACAGAATTAGGCAGAAGCACAATCGCATCCGTTGGTGTGCCAGCGACCGGAGCCACTGCGTTGGCTGTAGCAATCGCTGCTGTTGGACCTACACCCAAAAACACTAGATTTGCGCTTGAATTTATGATTCGGTATTGTCCAGTACCCTGTGCATCCAGTCTGCCATTAACCAGCGCCTGAACGCCTGTAGGGGCACTTGATGCAGCAGCAACAACAACCGTATTGCCAAGTGGGGCAAATGCAATTTGTGAATTAGTTGCCATGATTTTTCCTTTAGCAGTCTTCAGCACCAGAAAATTCTGGCAATGTTTTCAAATACAAATAGGTTTGGCGCTCGCAAAGAACGCCGAACTTTACTGAATCAATTTTACCGTTTTCAAAAGACACGAGTTGCTCCTATTACATTGCCGAAATAATGAATATCAAAAGTTGCTCGTAGCGAATCCCGTATCGCTCTCCAGCTTCTCGCACAATTTTGATTTCATCAGTCAACTGATGTTCAATGGTTTCTTTTTCATTTTCATCAATGGTGATGATTTTTTTCGTGACTGCTTCAGATTGCTGATCCCAAGCGTCAAGGCACAAAATGCCGTAGGCGAATGGGTCTAAGCCTTCTTGCTCAAATGCAGATTTCACCTCTTGAGCGATAACTCCAAAATGAGTTCTTGCCCCATCGCCTTTTTCTTCAACTGCATCATTGAACTTAAAAGCTCTAATCAATTGTTTGCAACGCAACGCTACAGCTCGCTCAACATCCGATAATTCGCGGATTTGCTGCTTTTCACGGGCATCTGACGTGTTGATTGTTCCGTTACCGGCAAACACTACCGACCAACGAAAGCTGGCAGTGCCCAAGCTCTTGTTGTTATCTGTGCCGGGTCGAGTTGGTCCAGCAGCCTCCACCACGAAATAATCGCTTGGGGCTGTTGTTCCACCATCTGCCGAGTTGCCAACAACAAAATTAGAAATTCTGTTGTCAGTGCTAGATGCTTTCTCAAAACCAACGTAACCAAACTCTTTTGCAGACGTGTCATTAAAAAGCTGTGCTTTCCAGCTTATTTTTAAACCTTCACCGATGCCCAAGTCGATAGCAGGTGAAGGTCTTTCTACCCAAGTAAACGACAAAATTTCTTGTGGCACAACTGCGCCATCACCAGAAGAAATAGCCTCCCGAGAAAACTCAAGGCCTTTTGTTCCCGGATAAACAGGTATGCCGTAGCCAGTAATGTAACCAGTGCCAACATTAACATTGGGGTTTGTTGTGTAGATGGCTGTTGACTCAGCCCTGCTGCCCGTGATTTGATACTTGTCAAGAAAAGCTGTGTATGTGCTGCCGCTGTCTTGAAAACGAACAGGATACTCAATACCCGTCGTGTTTGCGGTATAGGTAAAGCCGTCAATGGTTGCTTTTCCAAGAAATGTGCTAGTTATCCACAAACCATACGTTGCACTATCAAAGCCGTAGATTGAAAGATTTTGAATTAAGACGTTTCTTGCGCCGTTGTACAGACGCACAACAGCCTCGGTCAAGGTTGTTCCAGCTTCGTAAATACCACCCAAGTCTTCACTGCCATCATTTATAGTGATGTTTGTTAGGTTGACATTTTCGTAGGATGTGATTTGAACGCCATAATCGGCAGCAATCACATTGCCATTGAATGCCGTCCATGCTTTTGGGGCAACAATCATTACATCAGAAACACTGACGTTTCTTGCTGTTGGGCTATTTCCGCTGTAAAAACCAAAATGTCGAATGTCTAAACCTGAAGCACAGTTAGCAATGCGTGCTCCGTTGACAATTACGTTATAAGGCGCAGGCGCATAGTCATGGCCCTTAATCTGAATACCAGTTGCACCACCAATACCGACAACATTAGACAAAATGACGTTTCTTGAGCCATCGTCAACTTCAAAGCAGTTGGAGTTCGATGGAACCCTTACGCCAGATGGGTTTTCGGAACGGCAATCAACAACCCAAATATCTGAAGAAAAGTGTGTGGTGAAGTTATCATCGCCTGCGCCATAGGCGTAGCAGTTCTCAATTCGAACAAAGCGCGATGGCTGCGGATCGTACTCAGTGCCAGATGTATTAGATACGTATTTTGGTGCAAGCACATCAAAGTTGTGCTTGTAAGCGTCAATGCAACTGACGTTAGAAATTAAAACATTTTCGCTGTAGCAAATGCTTAGAGCGTTTTCATCGTTATCTTGAAACTCACCATAGAGCGAGTCCACAAGTTGAGTGCCGCCCTCAACAGTCCAACGATCTCGGTTGAAGTCAATCTGGATGCTTTCAATAACGATGTTCTCTCGCTTGTCATCGCGACTGCCAGTCAATACAACCGTTGTGTTTCGGCCTTCGGTGCCAACCATTTTAATGATTGAAGACTCACCATCGCCATAGAAATATGTGTTGGATGGAATGCGAATAGTCGCATTAACCACGTACAAACCACTTGGAATGTAAACACGAAACTTTCCAGCGGCATTATTTAAGGCCGACTGAATCGCAACAGTATTAACCGCAGCGGTTGCGCTTGGCGAGGCTCCATAGTCTGTAACAGATACTGATTCACGCAACTTATCTTGCACAGACATGGCAACAGCGCCAGAGCCAAAATTGTTTGGTTCAAAACCAATCCAGTCTGCTCCATCATCACCTGCTAAATTAGAAACATCTCCAACTTGACCTTTGAACCCGATAAAAGAAATTGTGCTTGCGGTAATGCCATCTGCACCATTTTGCGAAGAGTAAACAAGACTGCCATTTTTATCAAGCACTTGTATGCTGTATTGTGCGGCGTTAACATATAGCCTGGCTGGTGTGCCAGCGTTAGAGATAAAGCCATTGATTGTGCGTAGCGGCTGGGTTGCTTGAATAGTCAACGCCTCGTCAAAATAAACAGCAATCGGATTGGTTATGGGGTACAGATTTGCCGTACCAATCCACACATAACCATTGTCCAAAGGCAACCCGTCCTGCCCTGAAAAGACTGGGTACGGTACGCTGATTGATAGTGCTGACATTTATTGTTCTCCCAAAGGTTGCAAAGACTGTCGAACCCTGTTTCTGACTTCACGATTTTTAAGGTATTTAGATGCTTCTCTCAAAGCCGTGACTGCAGGGGCTGGTATCCCAGTCAACCCAAAGGTCATAACCGAGTCTAAAGCAACTTGCAAAGCTGATGCTGTGTTTGAAAAATTTATTGCGCCTGGTGGTGCTGTGTAAATATCAATTGCAATTTCGCCAAGGTCTCGAATTTGCTGTGCCTGTTTTTTACCATACAAACCTTCTAGCTTGCCTTCCCTGTCCAAAGACCTAATGACGCTATTAAGTTTGTCAGGAGAAACCAGTGGCTGACCACGCTCATCCCTTTGGGCTGTTGACAAGGATTTATTGATAATGTAACGAATTGTGTTGGACTTCAATTCATTCCAAGCCTGCTTACCTTCTGGTCCTGCTGTGAGCAAAGTTTTTCTGACTTTGTTCATCTCTTCAAGTGGTGCGTTAATTATGATCTTGTCAAAAATGTCATCAAAAGCGATGGTGCGCTCATCTGTGCCACGCTTGGTTGACAAAAGTTTTGCTGTCAATCCTACGTTTTCAAACTCATTGGCAAAATCCTGACGAAGTTTACGGGCTGCTTTGTAAGATTCGCCACCTTTACCTTCAGTGCCAGTATCAATTGCTGAATTAATTTTTCTTGCCATCAAAGACTGTCTCTTGTCAGTCCAGTCAGTAACTTCGTTGGTAAATTGTCTTAATAATTCGGTGTCAGCAATAGGTTTTGCTTGTGCAATTAGGTTGCCATCGGCATCCTCTGTCAAGATGCCAAGTCGAATAGCTTCTTTACGGATTGGGGCCACATTTGGTGCAACGCCTTCAAAACGCTGTACGTCTACCGCAGTGGTTGCCAACTCATTTAAGGTGACAGGCTCAAGCATAGAACCATCTTCTTCGGCTTTTGTATAAGCATTACGAACTTTTCTGCGTGAAACTTCAGCTTTATTGACCACGGCTTTATCTACGGCTTTGCCAATGTCTCTTGCATCTACTAGCATCGGTTCAGTACGATCAACCATTGCATCAAATTGCTGAATTAAATTTGCCGTTTGATTACTTACCCGTTCCCGCAGAGGTGCGCCTACTTCACCTAATTTGGCAGTCTCTTTTTCAAACTGAAGGTCTGCAAAATTCCTAGTCCTCTGTCCAGCAGTTAAGCCAGCAGGACCGACAAAACCCAATTGTTCGGCAGTCGTTACTCTTTGTAGGTCTGCTGGTGTTGCTGCCGCACCAACAGAAGCACGCCCACCAGTCGTTGTTGTGGTAGCAGGGGTCTCCATACCCAAAGCCTCACGAACGACTGTTGTAGCCGCTTGTACAGGTTTTGCAATGGCCTCTCCAGTCGCTTGTGCCGCTTGACGTGCTGCCGCTGTACCACGCTGGGCTGTGGCCTGCATAATTGGGGTTGCACTTCTAATTGCTTGCACGGTCGCAGTAGGTGATGCAATAACTGGCAAAACAGGCGGCAAAACTTCACCTAAAAATTGACCTGTTGCCTGCACCATTTCTTGGCCAGCTTGACCTCTTGGTTGATAAGTCAATGCCTGAGCGCCTTCTACAGCAGCTTTTTCAATCTCACGCACAGCCTCAGGCGTACCAAATTCACCAGATAAAATTTGTTGCGCCAAACCTTTACCAGTACCAACAATTGTCCCTAATGTCCCGCCTGTTAAGGCAGTGCCTAGCGTTAGAGCAGTTTCACCAGCCCCGATAAGTTGATCTAGCGCACTTGGGGGTTGAGGTGCAGGAGCAAGTTGTTGCTGTGTCCTAGCGGTGGTTTCTTCAGCTTTCGCAATTTCATAGGCTTGTGCCACCGTATCAAATTCAGGCGTACCCCGTTTGGCCGAGTTTTTTACAATCCAAGCTGCGTATTCGTCTGCGGTTGCCATTTATTGGCCTCCACGCAAAATTGCATCTGCCGCTAACCGCACGTTATTTTGTGTCGCCATTGGCCTTGGGTTTCTATCAGTGGGTATCTGATCTACTATTGACGATTGCGCCCTTGGGTCGTATTTCTTTGTCACATCATCAATGATTCGTGTTGAAAAATCATTGAAATTTTCACCTGCTTTTGCAGCGTAATCACCTGCAATAAAAGTATTTTTTGCTCTAGCCAAAGACCCATTATTGTTGGTCAACCAATCTGTTTTGGCATTATTGATTGAAGCATCAATGTCTTGTAACTTTGCCATGCCACGCAAAAAACTCGCCAAGTCTGATGCTGATGCGTTATCGCCTGGAAAACCACGCAACGCCAATGCAATGTCTCTGTCTGTTGCTGGGCCTGGTGGTAATGATTTTATGGCCGCCGTATTTCTCAGTCGTATGTATTCTTGGCGCAATTGAGTCATGCCGCCTTGGAAACCTACACCTTTTTTCAAGTAATCTGATGCGCTTGAAAAAACACCATAACCACCGCCCTCTGCTTCAAGGCGTTTTGCCAAGTCATTAAATTGACCTGCAGATTGTTTAGATGTCGCCGCTGCAACAGCAGATTCATTTATAAGTTTTTTTGTATCCGCAGGGACTTCATTTAATTTTGCGCCAGCAGATGCCAATTTTTCAGCAACAGTTGCGGCAACTTCTTGGCTTCTTAAATTAAGTTGTTGTGATCTGTCACTTATCTGGCTTTTCAGATTTTTGACATCCCAGTTACTTTTCTCAAGTGTGGCAAGTTGTTGCCGTTCTGCAAACTTCGCTTCCACTTTAGCTTTGTCTGCATCAGCTTTTGCTTTTGCAGCATCAGCGGCAGCTTTTTCATCTGCGTTTTTGGCTGTGGCTTGTGCAGTTTCAGCTTTAGCCACGGCTTCATCAGCATCAGCAATCGATTTTTGTAGTGCAGATGGCGCAAGGTCTTGTGCTCGTCTTTCAACACGAGCCTCTTTTAAGCCTGCATACCAGTCTTTTCCGAATATTGAGGCTGTATATGGTTCAATCAAATTTACTGCGGCGGCTGGGTTGACAGTTTGAGCGGTTCTTTTAATTGTTTCTAATGCGGCTTTTTGTGCTGGGTCTTTTTCTGCCAAAATCTTGTCATCTAACAACTTGAATGCAACAGTTGGCTCTGATTCCAACCCAAGCATGACTTGAGCATAAAAACGCTTATCAGCATCAAGCCGTCTTTTATCCGTACCTTCAGCCATTAACTTCAAAGCATCTAGCTGGTCTTTGTTTCCTGCAAATGCAAATAACTGCTCAATTTCCTCAAAGTTTCTTTCCTCTGGTTTTTTGTTATAAAAACTTTTGAGTCTTGTACCTAGTTCAGCTTGCCGTGCTTGTGTTTGTTGCATTGCTTGCTGTTCAAGTAAACGCTTCTGCTGTGCAGCTTGAATTGTTGCTACATCCGAGCCTAATTTAAAGCCTTCCAAAGAGGCCTCAAAAGGCATTTTTACGTCAATAGAATAATCTATCGGTTGTGGTAGGTTTGCGCTAATTGTTGCCATTAGAAAAACATCCCCCCGCCAATTTGATTGAACGGATCAAAATTCATTGGGCCACTTAAACCGCCGCCTGACTGAAACCCAGCTAATTGAAAAGGTGCATTCAATAATTTGCCATAAGCAGTGGCTTCGCCACGAATACCGCCAGCTCGTGCCGCACCTTGCTGTGCAAGCAAATTTGCAATATTTGTCCCTGTTTCCATCCCGCTAGCACCAACACCTGCGGCTGATGATTGACCAATTTTTGCCAAACCACCCAAACGCCCATATTGTTGATCAATTAAGCTGGACAAAAGTTCTGGCCTGAATTGAGCCAATGCCCCTTGAATATTGCCGCCGCGTAGCCCACCAGTGGCCGATGCCCTTTGCAATAATGCTTCCTCACCCTGTTGTGCAAGTGTTTTAAAAGTCTCACCGCCACGAATGCGTTCAATGGCAGCTTGCTCTGCTTCTGGCCCTTTCATCCCAAGAAACGCTTGTTGTGCCTCAATGGCAGGAACACCAACTTCTGTATAAGGCTTTAACAAGGCTTGTAACGCATCAAATTGCCTGCGCTGTTCCTCGATACCCATTCTTGCTGATTCAACTTGTGCAGATGCCGCAGAACTTGCGGCATCTGCCTGCATTGAACTACCAAGCAGGGATGCCCCAATGGATAGACCTGTAATTGGATCAGGCATCGCCGAACTCCTTTAAATAATCTTCTAGCGTTTCGCCATACAAAGCCATCACATGATGACCGTGCTTGGTAGCAAAACCAGCCCCATGCACCAGCGAGACCGCCATCAAAATCAAATCGTAATACCCAGCTCGCCACATGAACGACTTAGCATCAGCTCGTTTATTGCGCTCTGCCGTGTCTGAGGCTTGCCACTTGAGAATCATTGTCGCCAGCAAGGGCGTTAAATGGGTGCTGTTGCCGATAAAAAATGCGTTCTGGTGCATACCCACCAGCGTGTTCCAAATGGCCGCATTCAGGTCTTCTCGTGCTACTGGGTCGCCATCTGCTACGTCATCAAAGACTTGGATTGCGTCATAGACCATTACCAGCCACTCAACGGCTGGTTGGGGAAGCATAAAAACCTTTGTCAGGTTCTCTCGCAGTCCATCGGTCATGCACAACTCCTATATAGGGCAGGCCGCTGGATGCCAGAACTCAGCGACTGAATTTTCGCACAAATTGACAAAAGGTCAATCCTCATATTTTTCGTCTTCCCAAGCCTGACAAACCCGCATATCGTTGCAGATAAAGTTCAGCTTTTCGCAGTGACCCCTGAACCCTGCGCCCTTGTCGTATGCAGCCATCGGGATGCGCTCAATACGCACCTGCGCCATCAGGCTGTTGTCGTAATATTCGCAGTTAGAACAGTGCTTGCGCCGTGCGTCCTTCTCATCGCACTGCATGGCCTCGGCCAGACCTGCGTAGAACTCTTTGTTGGCCCCTGGCTCATTGGTGGGCATTTCTGGCCCGTAGTTCCAATCTTGCACTGCGATGACGTAGTTCTTTTTGTTTTCTGCCGTAGTCAGAAACTCATCATCGGTGGGTAGGCCCATAAAGCCTTTGGGGATAACCATAAACTTGTCCATGCTGTGCTCCTTATGTGATTTCGCGGCCTGATGCGCGGATGGTCAGCGCTGTGGCTGTTCCGGCAGTGGAAATAAACCCACCAGCAGCCAGCACTTGGCCAACCAGCTCGGGAAAGGTGTAGGTTTCGTCCGGTGCAATTGCTCTGTTGTCCACGATTAAATTGGCCGGGCCTGCGCTACCACCAACACTCACCAAGTTAACACTGATTAAAGCATTGCTGCCGCTAGTGTTGGTAGCTGTAAACTTGTCAATAATCGCCGTACAGTTGACGGCTGTGTACTGCGTTGTTTGTGCAGATTCCATTTCTTTGGAGCCGATTAATGGTTTTGCAGATACTGTCATTTTGTTCTTTCTGTATTGGGTTTAACAACTGTCACCATCAAAGTGACTTTAACGCACGGATTTCATCTCGCCATAATTGACGCTGTGCTTTGACGGCCTCGTTATGGTTGTCGTAGTCAGGCAAAACCTTGTAGTCGCTTTCAGCCAACAAGTGTTTAAGTTCAGCAATACGCTGGTCTTTGACTTGCTGGTTTTTTTCGACTAGATGGTCTTGCGATGTTTTTATGGTTTTAAACATTGTCTGCATCCTTCCAAACTATTGGGCATGGCACTACACCATCGGCAACCTCAAAAGTGTAATCACCCCAATTGCTTGACTGGTTTGGCTTGGCCTTGAGCGATTCATAGTGATAGCGCACGGTTACTTTGTCACGAGTCACGTTGCCGATAAATGGACTGTCCTCATCAGGCTCTGCATAACCGCCGTCAGGAATAACGGACAAGTCGATGGGTTGACCATCAATGGTTATGACAAGGCCGTTCACTGTGACATTCGTGGTACGGCTGCTTGCGATGGGTGAAAGAACAATTTTCATTTTTATTCCTCAGTACCATCGGCCAAGTACAACCATGTCGAATGTGTTGGCTGTTGTGTTTGTCCTGTTGTCATATCCTGTAAACGAACTTGTCGTTTTGGAAAGATAGGAGAGTGAAGATTGAATGTCCGGTCTACTGGTGTTTGCAGTGCTCCCCATTGTCCAACTGGAGTTTATAAAGGTGGCTGGCAATGTGACCGCAGTAGTAATTACACCAGTAGTTGAACGATTGTTGTTGACAGAAAGAGAACACATCATCGTTCCATCCGCATACTTTACAAACTCGCCGTTGGCATTGCTTCCGCTCTCGATGATTGAGCTTGTTCCGCTTTGAGATACAGTCCCAACCCAATTTGTTCCTGCTGCGGCTAGTATTTTCCCTGCGCTGTCGATGCGCAAACGCTCAACAGGAGTGGCGCTACCGGACGGTGTTGTGCTGAATACCAAACGACCTGGCATAGAGCCAGAGCCCGGTGCGGCATCTACAAAAGATTGGATTGCGGTTGCTCTACGCAAGACAACGTTTGAGTCATAACCCTCTGCAATAAGACCACCCAAAGCATCCGACGATTGAACCGCAGAAGGAGAGGCAATGCTTCCACGCCCTCTAGTTTGGTACAACGCGCCAGCGTTGGTTGCTGAGTTATTGAACAACGCTTGCAAAATGGAAGCATCACCCAAAGTCGCACCAATTTTTTGCAATGTTGGTGTGTTGGTTGTTGCAGATAACGATGTGCCATAGCCGATCAAAACTTTTCCGTCAGCATCAATGACAAATGGCGTTGCGTCAGGGTTGGCTTCATCCTCAACAACCAGCGCATTGCCTGTTCCAATCTGCGTAATCCGAAGTGCTGGATTTGTGTTATCTGTGACAACAACAGATGAAGCACTTGTCAAAGCTAAACCAGTTGACCACTGAGGCGCTGTGCCAGATGACGTAAGAACTTGATTTGCGGCACCGATGCCGAGCATGGCGGTTGTGTTGACCGCTGTCTGATACGGCACCGAGCCAGCCAAACCACCGGACAAGTTGTCGGCACGGCCTACGACAAGGCTGGACTGTGCTCTGTTTTCCCAGCGCTGGTCTGCGCTGTCGTACACCAGAATGTTGCCGTTGAGAAGTCCGGTGATGTAAACGTCTTGCAAACGGCTCAAAGATTCAGCAACCGTCATACGAACGAAGATGGAGCCAGAGCCGCCAGCACCAGCATTGACAACAACAGCTACAGGCACATCGATGCGCGGTGCAATCGGTTGAACCTTTGTCCATGTGCCGGGAGCAGCCGCCCCAAAATAAAGCAAGTCGCCGTCGTTCCAAGATTCGCCATACGGAGCGCCTGTGGTGTTGAACCCGCGCACCAGGCCAAAGTTGGTGACGTAGCCAAAGTCATTTTTGGCAATGTCCTGTGTGGTCACGCCCATCATGTAATCGGCTGGAACTGAACCGTCGGCCACTGCCAAACCAAATGTCAGTTTGCCGGATGCACCAACGGTTCCAGTGAACATTACAGGCGTGCCATTGGGGATGAGCGACCCGCTGGTGTTTTTGGCGTAGAACATCAGCTCTTGGCCGACTTGCAACACGCTGCCACCGTAAAGTCCAACATCCATTGTTCCATCGTCTGGGTTCCACTGCACGCGCCGAGGCTGTGTGACGTGTGGGCCAATTTCTGGAAGGTCAATATAGTCTGTCACCAACGAGTTGTTGTTCTGAATAACAGGCGCAGTAGCCAGCATTTCTAGAGAGTTGGCAATGCGGCTGAGTGTGTCAAGCGCCTGCATTGCTCTCTGGTCTGCGTTGCCTGCGTTGATAGCCACATCTTTGGCCAAGCTGACAATTTGAGCCAACGCTTCATTTGCAACGGCTTGACTGTTGCCAGCCTGAACTTCAATGTTGAAGTTGTCAGCAGGCGGCTCAATTTGATTCGCAAGAGAAAACAAATTTTCAAATTGTTTAATTTGCTGTTGGTCGGTCAGGAATGTAGCAAGCTGGTCACGGGTTAGGTTCAGCTTGCGGGAAACTGGTGCGGTTGCCATCAGTATGCCAATGCTTCAATCTGTGCCTCTAAGCGCACAAAAGACACATGGGCATCACTGTCTCCACGGAAACGCTGGATGCGCCAGTTCCTCATGTGCCCCTGTTGAAACCAAGCCAAACGCTTTTTCCTGTTTCCAATCGTGCCGACTGCAATGAACTTGTCTTGGCTGAACGAACGGCCATCTAATGAGTAACTGGTGCTAATGAAAGGATTTGTACCAAGTGCAACGCTACCAGTCAGGCTTACAAGCTCCAACTCGTTAAACAATGCTCCGTTGCCTTCGTTGTACACAATCAATGTGCCAAACTCCCAGCGCACCCGCTCGCCCCAGTGGTAACCCGTGTCCTGCACTAAGTAGCCGATATTGCTGGACTGTGGGTCGCCCACCATCCACTTGTCATACACCCAAACCATGTTTCTGGCTCGGTATTGTGAAAACCCAACCAGTGCTGTTGTCAGGGTAAACCAGACTGGCGTTTGCATTGCAGCAGATGCCTGTGAATCAAAAACAATCGTGCGGTCTGGTAAGTGGACATAAAGATGCTGGTGGTTTTTGTCGTTCCTTGCTTCCAGTTTGACCAAAGCCAATTGCGCCTCGGTGTATTGAAGCAATAAAGTGTCAATTTCCTGTGTGCTGATTTTTTCTGCAACTGCTGATGCACCCACATAAATACTTGGGGCTTCGTTTCTACCGCTACCCAAAAACGCTATGCGCTCAATAAACACACAGCAAGCAAATGTACCGACAACGCCTTTTTGTATCTGTGCGCCATCAATTCTTGCAAATGGAAATAAGTCCCCCCCCACGTTGTCAAATACCTCAATCGTGTTGCGGTTCAGCGCATAAACCTCATTTCGCAGCTTCAGCAACGCTACCACTGGGTCAGGGTCAACCTCTGAACTGCCGTATTTGAGAGGATTAACTTGAGTCGGGTCTGATAACTCAGTCACCACCAAGAACTCGCCATCTGTGGTCATGAAGTACCCATCCACCCACACCACATCCAGCACCACACCCAAGTCAGGGTCAGTCACTTGGGTCAGCGTTGTGCCGTTCCAGTAATACAGTCTCCCACCTGATGCAATCGCCAGTTGGTCAAAGCTGTAATCAAAGGTCACCAGTTGATCTGTTGGGCCACCCACATCGCCCAGCACGGTTACTGCGCCTGCGCTATTAATCTCCACCAGCTTCGTACCCATCACCCGATACAGTTCGCCCTGCCAGTTCACGCCGCCACGGTCAATGCCAACACCTGTCCCGTTGGAAACAATGCCATCGCCTGGTCGCAAAAACTCACTGCTGATGCCTGACTGCTTTGGCACGGGCACAAGATTCACTGGGTACGCCGTACGCAGTTCAGGTGTGTTGTCGGTGTAAATACCGTTCAGGATAGGTATTTGCATTTACTTGGCCTTGTTTCGGGCAGATATTTTTTTTGCTTTGGCTTGAGCATCTGCCTTTGAAGTAGCCCCCCAAGCCCTCAAGCTCAACAGCAAGCGGGTAGGCTCACCGTCTTTGTATTCAGGGCCAGCATTGCCACCCATACGGGCTAGAAACGATGCTCTGCGGGGATTGTCGCCTGACTTGACTGGTGGCTTTAGGTCCATGCCTTCAGCCTTTGCCGCAGCCCTACCCTTGGCGTTTAAACCGCCCTTTGGGTTCTGACCTTCCTTGCGTGCATAAGCTGGCGTTTTCATCTGAACCCTTTAATCTTTTCGGCAATCTTTTTAGGCTGCTTGGCAAACTGCTTACCCTTGGCAGTAGCCTCACGCTTTGCCCTTGTGGTTGCCGCATACTCAGCCGCTGTTAGGGCTTTGATGGCTTTCTCAGGCAGATACCTCTCGCCAGTCTGAGACGATGGTTTGCCTGACTTGGTGCGCCACTTCTGCGTACCCCAGTCTTTGAGGCTTTTTTGTGTGGCTTTCATTTATAACCGCCACCTTTTTCTTTGTACTTCTTTGCCAACAGTTGGGCTTTGCGAGCCGACCATTCACCAGCCGCAGTCCCTTGCACAGCAGAACCTTTGATTTCCTCAAAGAGACGCTTACGCATGGTTGGCTTCGTATAGTTGCCAGCCTTGTTAACAGAGGACTTGGTTGCCATTACGCCGCCACGCCTTTGATAACTGCAAAGTTAAACACTGGCTGTTCAGTTGTCGTGCCGCCAGTGGTGCGGAAACTGATATTGAAACTACCAGCCGCTACCGCAGTGACCATCAAGTCGTAAAGGTCTGTGCCTGACTTTTGGTTTAGGATAATGACATCGGTTGCCGCCACGGTGCTGTTGGTTACGGTGAAAGTTGCAGCGGTTGCCGAGCCTGCCGCGCTGAATAGCGTGATTGCACCAGTGGTTTTGTCCAGCGTCACGCCTGTGGTGCGACTTGTAAGCTGTGTTACTGCACCGCCTGCGCCAGTTGCATAACCCACACCAGCCGTTCCACTTGATTTAATCAAACCTGTGGCAGTCAAACTTGTACCTGTGGCTGCACCGATATTTGGTGTTACCAATGTGGGCGTGTTGGCAAATACTGCCGCCCCTGTTCCAGTTTCATCTGTCAGTGCTGCCGCCAAGTTTGCGCTCGATGGGGTTGCCAGAAAGGTTGCCACATTCGCAGCCAAACCAGCAACACCAGTTGTAATCGGCAAGCCTGTGCAGTTGGTAAGTGTTCCCGATGTTGGTGTACCAAGAATCGGGGTTGTCAAAGTCGGGCTGGTTGCAAATACCAACAGCCCTGTGCCTGTTTCGTCAGTCATTGCCGCCTGTAGATTGGCACTTGATGGGGTCGACATCCAGTTTTGCACACCAGCCGCATAAACGGTTTCAGCATTGATCTGATACCACGAATTTGTTGGTTGATAGAAACGAATTGCTGTTGCAGTTCCAGCCGCCAATGAAGTCACGCCACCATAAATAGCAGATGCACCATTAAGTGCAATTGTCAGCGATGTAATCTCTTGAGTGGTGGTAATCAGCACCGTAGTGCCATCAGGCACACCAGTGTTCAAAGGCAGGGTAATCGTGCCAGTTGCCAGCGTTCCAGCGGGTTGCAAAAGCATCCATTGGTCATTGCTGACAGGCGTGGGAACTGTGATGTTGAACCCAGAGCCGGGCACAAAAAGATTTACTGACAGTGTTGGCGATGCAAAACTCTGCTGAAAGAAAGTCAACAAACTGCCGATTGATGTGCGTCTTGCATCACCATTGTTGGGCGAATAAACAGGTAACTGATCGCCACTTGAAATGACATTCAAAACTGGCAGTTGATTGATCGTTGGCATGATTGTCCTTAGTAATATTCAATAGGCCCATCAGGGCCAGCAGTGACTGGGTTGGCTGGTGGTCTGATAAACGGATTATCGTAGACCCTCCAAGGCTTGTTACCAGCACCAGCAGGCATCGTTGCAGGCAGTTGCTGTTCAAGCGGGAATGTGGCTCTTTGCAATAGGATGTCGTACCCCTGCTTTGCCGTGGTCTTCGTCTCAATCATCACAGTCTTGCCAAAACTTGGGGCAATTCGAATAGCCAGACTACAAATGATTGCTTCATAAGCCGAGTCAGGCACAAGGGTTTCTTCGTCCAAGTCGCTGTCTTGTGGGCTGGATGGCAAAGGGTAACCCAAGCGGATGCCCTTGGCGTTCCAGTCTGCCATCATTGCGTCAAGACGGCGCAAGGCAGATTGCAACTGTTCGGGTTGCAAGTCAAAGACGTAAGACGCAAGTCCGATTTCCTCAAAAGCTGCGCTTATGAATTGTCGTTTTGTGTAGCCCATGCTGATTCCTCAATGTGTTTCAGAAGTGTCGCATCTGACCAGCGTTTGTCAACCTTCAAGCCCATCAACTCTGCCTGTTGCAACATTTCCTCACGGGTCGGTGCGGTGTCCTCAACAGAAGTTTCCTCAATGGGAGTTTCAATAACTTCAGGCGTTTCAATAGGCGCAACCCGTTTGCCAATCGGCGATGGGTGAACCTGCTTGTTTGCTTTACGCTCTGCGGCCTGAGACTTTTTCAGCTTGCGCTTTTGTAACCGCAACTCCTTCCACGGGGAAAGAGTCTTGGTCTTGACGATTGCGGCTGACTTGATCATTTCTTTTTCATTGGTGCTTTGCTAGGCTTGCCAGCGGCTTTTGCCGACTTGCTTGCCATACCAAGTGCCATTGCAACGGCTTGCTTTTGGGGCTTGCCTGACTTCATTTCCATCGCAATATTCTTACCGATGGTCTTTTTTGAATAACCTTGTTTCATTGGCATTTCAATCTCCATGTGAAACAGGCCAACATCTCTGCTGGCCTGTTAGGTTTAACCACCAATACGGTAGACGACAAAGGTATCAGCCGCAGTCTTACGGCAACGGAATCGTGCAGCAGCACCAGCCGTAGCCGCAGTTGCCGCAGCACCCACGATAGTCACACCTGTATTGACCGTAAGGGTCAAAGCAAATGCAGCCAAAGTGATGACGCTGAAGTCAAACGAATCACCGATAGCCCACTCAGTTGCCAAGTCAAGGTTTGCACCTGTTGGCAGTTGAATATCACGGGCTTGAGTTGGAGTCGCAGTAATGATGCCAGTCAGCACATTAGCTGCTGTGGCAATCATCGTTCCGCCATCAGCAATGTTGGCTGGCGCACCCTGAGGCTGCCAGTTGCCATTGTTGCTGATGTCAGGTGCTACACCAATTGAGTAGTACGCACCCGATGCACCAGCTTGGATAGTCACGCTGGTAGCATTAGTGAATGCGCCTGATACATAAGTGGTGTTGTCGACTACGGTCAGCAAGTCCTGTGATTCAGGGAAATTGGGGTAACCAACTTCTTGAAACACACTTGCTGGCGAGTAGGCTTGAACGGCGATTTTCTCGCCTGCTGGCACAGTAACGGTAGCCGTGCCTTGTGCAAAGATTACGTTGTAACTCATGATTTTTCCTCAAGGTGTTTGGTTGAACAACAGGATGCCGGACATCTCTGGCTGTTTATTAACCACGCCAAACAAGGTATCAAGGCGATACTTGGTTTTCATGGTGTTTACATCGTATTGCTTCTGCATGACCAGCTCGATGCCTTGATCGGTGGAGGCACGCATCACTGCGACACCAGCATCGGACGGGACAGCGTAACGACCAGGCAGAATCTCCAGCGCATCTTTCTGCCAGAAGCAGTTGATAGGTGCGGCATCGGTATTCAAGCGGTTGATGGTGCGACCAGAAGCGGCAGTCACGATACAGTTTTGATACTGCAACTCGGCATCAGTTCCACCTTGTGCGGAAATGATTGGAGGTGTGATAACGCAAGTAGTTGCATTGGTAACGCTCACCACACGGAAGGTCTTGGAGAATCCAGTACCTTGTTTGGTGATGTGATGCACAGCTTCAACGCCTTCGATTTCGATGGCAGTTCCTGCTGGCAAGTCGGTTGTGCTGGACACGGTAATCGTTTGGAAACGATTGTCCACGTTGCCAGTTTCACCAGTGACAGCAGTTGAGGTTGCAACAGGAACATAGTAGTTCAAAGCCGCAGCCAAAGTGCTCATCGTTGGGTCAGAACCAGTTGCCGCAGCAATACGGTTTGCATAGTCAAGTTTGTAGGTCTCAAAGCCTGCGACCATACCAACATAAGAACGCTCAAACGCATTGTTTGACTTGTTACCAGCAAAACTACGTGACACAGATGCGCCACCAGCGCCACCAGCAATATTGCCAGCGATGCCGTTGTAGTCACGACTAGACAAAGCCATGTAACGGTCAAAAGATTGAACACCCTGCTCGTTCATGATGCTGTCGCACAAAGCGATATCGTCATAGTCACCAGCGGCTGTGCTGACAGTGACCACCAACGAACCGAGGTTTGCGGCAGTGTTCATGATGGCGATGTTGATGTCGGATGCAAGTTTCTGCTTTGCGGCTTCGCCCAAGCGACCCTCTTGCAGTGCATCACGCAATTCCAAAGCGTCCAGAATGAACGGCACAGACTTTTGAAAGCCGAGTGTCGCTGGTACTGAAAGCTGTGTGTATGCGGTGAAGTTGTTGGTCTGGTCCATGCCATCATACGACTGAGCGATGTAGGGCTGTGGACGATAGATAACGTTGTTGGTGCGTTCCATCATCGAACTATCTGTGTTGTAGATGGATACGTTGCGGGACAAAACTAGGGCATCATTAAAGCCCTCAAGAATGTCCTCAAACGCTACGCGTTCTTCCTTACTGAATGAATTACTCATGAAAAGCTCCTAGTGATTTATTTGGATGCTGCTCGTTTTTGCGCTTTGTACGCTATGACTTTCGTCATGTTTCCCGTACGTTCTGCATCTGCTCGCAGCCGTTCAAGTGTTGAGTCCACCGCACCAGATGAACGACCAGTTCCACTGATGATTCTTTCGGGTGCGGGTGCTTGCCTACGGTTTGTAACTTTCAAGTCTTTCTCCAGTTTTGCTACCGCAAAAGCAAACTTTACGGGGTCTTTGATTTCAGCCAACTCTTTAGCCTTTGCAGGGTTCTTACCAAGTGCGTAAACAACGAGTGCAGGATTATCTGCACCTTGCAGCAAAACGCCTTGCTGGGTGATAGAAAAAACTTGTTGAGCAACTTCTTCAGCATCTTCAAAGTCCTTTACTCTTAGTTCGGCTTTCGCCTTGCCATAACCATCCAACTTGGCTTGCCATGCTTTCTGCTGATTCATAACTTCAGCTTCTTGCTTGGCGTTGACATCATCGGCTTGACGTTTTCTGTCAAACCAGTCTGTCAATGCTTCCTCGTACTTGTCAGCGTCATAGTCGTGATCTTCCAGCTTTGGCTTATTTCCAATCACCACTGGTTTGGTCTCAGGTGGTGCGGCTTGTAGCCTGCCTTGCAATTCACGATTCTGCCGTTGCAGTTCTCGGTTCGTCTTACGCAACTCTTTTACCCATTCAGGCGCAGGAGTATGTTCTTCGGGAGGTGGCGCTTCCTCACCAATACTGACAACAACTTCCTCGGTATCTTCTGGTTCAATCTCGTCAACGGGTTCGTTGACTTCGATTTCCTCTTCTTCTACATCAGGTTCATTGTCTTCAATTACTGCCTTTTGATTCATCTTTGACCCCATTCAACTCACCCACTTTGAACGGCTGGGTGGTAACCGTTGTTTTGATTGTCGTACTTTTTTAACTTGTTGGCAATGTCATGGTGGCGCTCTCTTAACAGCGGTTGGGCCAAACAAAATTGCAGTTCCTTGCTCTGGGTTTGCAGCGCCTTCATAACCATACTCTTTAGCCATTCGCTCAACATCAGTAAATGCTTGCCCAGTATCAGGAATTCCTTGGTTGTATTTTGATGTAAATGGCGTGCGACTTGACTCCATCGCCAAAGTTCTAAATGCCAACGGGTCAGCGAAAAGGTTATATAAGCCTTTGCTTTCTGCGCCGTATTTATAAATGCCTAAACCTGGTTCAGCACGCACTTTTGAGGGGTCTCCAATATATGCATACGACCTTTCCAGAACTGGATTTTCTGTACCTAATAGCCTTTCCATTTCTCTGCCCTTGATACCTTGCCCATAACGGCTAGGGTCAAGGAATGTCAAATCAGGTCTATTGCTAAAATGCGTCAAAGTTTCAGAAAAAGTTGTGCCTAGTTCTGGTTTTATTAAAGGCTGTATATATTTTGGCATACCCCCCGTAAAAGATATGTCTAAAAACTCTGGCGGCAACAAAACGCTTTTTTGCGGGGCAAATTGGAAGTTTTGCCATGCTTCGCCAAGTAGTTTATCAATTTCAACTACATCATCTAATTTGCCGCTTCTATTTGCCTCATAACGTATACCGTTGAGTTTGTTAATTCTTGCTTTTAATTCTGCATTTATTGGCGTGTAGTTAACAAAAGAGTTTTGCCCTCTTGTTTCACTTGCCATTGCAATTCGCGCTAATGGGGAAAACATTTGTGAATGTGCGCCGTATGCAATTTCTTCACCTTTTGCCCCAAATTGATTTCCATGCACTGCATGGCCATAAAAATCGTGTACTGCACGAAACATCTCATTCGTGTTAAGTTTTGTTTGTGGGTCAACCGCATTTAAAAAGTCATGTGGGTCACCCCCTTGATAAACATACAAATGCTTATTACCATAAACATCTTTAAGCATTTCTTTACTGCTGGAATAACTACCCTCCCCCGTCCTGTGATAGGACAAACTAACTGGCAAGGAATAAAACTGGTCTTGTGTTTCTTTTGCAAGTTGTAAATATGAGGCTTCTAAAAGTTGGTCATAATTTTTAGCGCCAGTTGATTCAATTAATTGTGGGAATTTTTTACCATATTCTTCAAATACAGTATTTTTATAAAGCTCATCGCCTTCAGACGCTAATTGAAACGTGCGTCCTATCGCTGATTGTTTAGCCAAACTTGATGGGGGCATTTTGGGTAATTCATATTTTTGCCCAGATGTTCTTTGAGTAAACTCATCAGCTATTTGGCGAACAAAATTATTTGGCGTGTTTACGAATTGATCGACCGTTTCGTCCGATATTGATTGCGGAACATTGCTTCCATTTGTTCCTCCGACAATGTCGGGTTGCTGTATTTCTTCTCGTATTCCGCGATTTTTTTGTCCAGTTGCGGCAAAAGTTTTTGGCTGAACTCGGAAGAACGGGCCTTCTTGGGCTGTTTCATATAAACTTTCCTCAATGTTGATTTTTTCTGGCATAAGTTCCTGCCGCCACTTACCATCTGGGCCTTTCCAAGTTCCAGTCTGTTCCCAAATAGTTTTTGGGTCTGTTCCTATGTCTGCAAGCATTTTTGCTTTTTGTGCCGCAGTCGCATCCCATGTTTTTGGTTTTGACAAGGGGGTTTGGCCTTGCAACATTGTCGCATCAGCCCCAACCGAAAAAGCACTTGGCATCATAGGTTGGCGTGTAGCCACCCTGTCTGCAATCTCTTGACCGATAACTTTGACACCAAGACGACCAGCCTTTGCGCCAAACTGTGTTCCTTTAGTAGCCAATGGTGCGACCAATAACGCCGCCGCCGCTGTGTCATCAGGTATCAGCGGCACGTTTGCTTTGCCAATATTGGTGATTGGCTGTCCGTAAGAATACCTGTTCAAAGTTCGGCTCAACTCTGGCACATCAAAAAACCGTGCTATGCCTTGCAGGGTTTGGGTTCGCTCTGGGCTGTAAAGTGATGCCGTCAAGTCAGACAAAAACCCTGAGATTGGCTCTCTAGGGGTTGCCTGCATAAAGTCCCCACGGGGGTCTCTGGCAGATTCTCGCAAATCAGCCATGTCTTAAACCCCTGGCTCGACCATAACCCGTGTGCCTGGTGTTGGTTCAATCTGGCCAGGCGGGACAACCGTCTCCATCATCCGCATAGCACGTTCTTGCGAATCCATGTCCACTTTTGCCAGCGTTTCAACAGTCTTGGCACGTTTGTATTCGGCATCGGCGATTGTGTCCACGGTATCGGCTCTGGCTTTAGCCGCCTTAGCCATTGCCTCTTCAGCCGCTGCTTGCAGGAATACGGCATTGGGGTCTTGAGGCTGACCCTGTATCTCTACCATCATTTCCTGTGCTTCATCTTCGGTTGCCTGTACAACACCCATCCGCAGTAACTTCTTGCGGAAATAAGCATTTGCATCCCCAACGCCCTCGCCTTCCATGTTCATCATCGCCATTGCAGTCAGAACTTGCTGGGTCTCAGGGTCTTGGGTGATTTGAAGCATTCCTGTCAACGCTCTGACCGTGGCCGCACGTTTACTGCTGGATGATGGTCCAACCTCGGCAACCACATCAAATGTGGCGCTGGACAGGTCATTTGCCATCACCACAGCACCAGTCTCGGTGTCAATCGTGGGTTGCATCAGTTCGACCATGCCAGCCTCACCAGTTGGGGCAATGGTTTTCATCTTGCGCTTGTCCTCGGTGTAGATTTCCTTTGCCATGCCAAGCCATATCTCGCCGCATCGCTTCATACCCTTGGCGAAGTTGCTCATGTAGATGAAGGTCTGCATATCCACACGGGTTTGAATCATCTCTACCGCTTTGCCTGATACGCCTGAAACCATCTTGTCAGCCCCTTGTGGGTTGCCCAAAATGTCCTGCATATCCTGCTCGGTAATCTGCAACAGTGCCGCCATTGCAGGCGGGATTGCTGCCGACTTGGTGTAAGCCAATGGCCCAGTCACTTGAGTGTTGCCATCTGGCCCAGTGATTGGGTTGACCAGCAGATAAGGGTAATCCCGCAGATTGTCTTCAGCCCACATCACTTGATGCCCTGCTACTTGCTCAGGGGTCATGATGGGCTTTTCGATACTAGACAGTGCGCTTATCTCGCCCAGCTTGGACAGTTGCATATTCTTAAGGCGTTGGGCATCTTTAGCTAGGCGCACAGCACCCATGCAACGCTCAATGTTGTCCACAAACCACCGCTTGCCGTAGACCACCACAATGGGAATGTTTCGGCCTGCAATGTAGCCTGCGTCCTCGAGCACCTTGCCGCCCGACATGATGTATTTGCGAACTCGCATCCGCTTGATACGCTTTTGGCGCACCTCGCGAGTGCCGATTGCCATCAGGGTTTCCTCTAGCGCCTCATCGTTCGCAAAGTCCGTCTGGGTATAGCGTTCCTCAGTCCCATCAATCGCTTGGAATATGCGGATAACCTCGGTCTTTTCCTCAACCTTGTAGTACTCAGCCACAAACACTACGTCTGGTGTTGCCCAGTCAAACTCGTATTGATGGATGATTTTTGGCCAGTCCGTTGGGTCATCGTTGTAGGTTTCTTTGTAGCTTTCACGGGTCATGCTGGTGACCACAAAGCAATACTTAGCGTCCGACTTGTCTTGTCGCTTGGCATTTAGGTCAAAGAACACGCTGGAGTCAGCATCAAAGATTGGCTCGAACCTGATGCGCTGGCGCTCGTTCTCTGGGTCTTCCTCGTCCTCGTAGACAGTCCGTAAGCGCCATGCGCCAATGCCACCGCCCACGGCTTCCTCAAAGGCGTTGTCGTAAGCCTCATCAGCAACCGATGCCTGTTCATCAGCACGATACAGACCATCACAGACTTCTGCCAGTCTGTCGTTTTCAGTCCCGTCTTTGCTTACATAGTCAACGGTGATGCGGTTATTGCGATATTCATTGACGATGCGAATGACCGCCAACATGATTTTGTTGACCTCAAACTTGGGTTTGTTTTCGTACTGATCCCACAATGGGCCTTCCCACTGTGCGCCGCAGAGAGAATAAAACCGTCTGTCTTGCAGGCATTGCAGGCGTTCATCCCGCAATGCAGTTTGTATATCGTTGAACTGCCGCAGTGCTTCAGCGTGCAGATTGGCAAGGCGTTGGTCATTGGGTATTCGTGCCATATTTGTCCTTTGAAGCGATTATCTACCAGCGTTTGACATTGGGCAATGGCGTAAATGTAGCTGGTTTTGTGACCGCTGACCGCCTGATACCCTCACACGCATACCGCAAAGCATCAATCACATGATTCTTTTTGTCCTCAAGCTGGGGCAGGATTCGCCCCGTCAATGGGTCTGATTTATAACTGTACAGACTCAGTTCGTCAATGGTGTGAATACAGCGAGGATGAACCACAATGTCATAATTCTTCAAGAACTCGATGCCCTCCTCGACCGACTTTGGCCCTTTGACCGCAGTCATGATTTTTGGAAAGCCATTGCGCTTCATGTGGCTGATGGTCTCTGGTCGGGCTGAGTCGGCAACGATAGGCCACTTCTCAGCCTCTGGCACTTGCATGAACAGTTCAGGCGTGTTGACAATCTCACACCCCACCATGTAAGCCTCGTAATCAATGTACAGGGTTCGCCCAATAATGTGGCATCGCACCAAAACTGTTGGGTCAACAGAGAATCCCCAGTCCGCACCCAGTCGGTGGATTGCTTCTTGTGGGGCATCAAAATCTTCAACCTTCCAGTTTCTGAATACCCGGCTGTTGCTGTTTCGTAGGTACTGACCCATCCAAACGTGCTGGTATTTGTCAGGGTCACGCCGTTTGTCGTACTCCATCTCTTCCCGCAGGACATCAGGAAACCACGGGTTTTCCCCAAAATTCACCTTGATGACCGTTGCACTGGCTGGCGGTTCTGGTCCCCGCAGTAAAAAATCCACTGGGTCGGATTCTTGGCGAGGATTCCATGTAAACCACAGTTCGCTGTTGGGCTTGCGGATTGTTGGTCTCAGTAGGTCAAGGCTGGTTTGGCTTAATGACTGGGCTTCCTCAACCCAAGCGCAGTCGTACCCTTCCAGCGATTTAATCGAGTCGGCGGTGTGGTTCTGCATCCCTTGGAAAATAATCGCCCCATCGCCCTTTTTGGACTTGATGACCGAATCCTGTACTTCAAAGTACGCCCCCGCATTCATGGCCTCAATCTTGGTCTCCAGCAGGCGTTTGACCGATTGGTTAAGGGACTTCTGTATTTCACGCACGCAAACGCTTCTGCGCTTGGGGTCGATGATGTGTTCCTCAATCATCAGCTCGGCAAAGGCATGGGACTTACCGCTGCCCCGACCACCCCATGCGCCCTTGTATCGGGCTGGCTCAAGCAATGGCAAGCACCATTCTGGAGTGTGGATTTGCAGGGTTTTACCCATTTTTGACTACAACACGTTCAAGTTTTTCAAACAGCGGGTTTTCTGGGTCACTGGAAAGCTCTAACTTATCGCCCCATTTTTTCGGGGCTAACTTAGACAAAAGCCATTTTCTAGTGTCAACCTGCAATCTCTGTTTTTGCACTGCGCCCGAATCGGTTGCGCCGCTGTCTGTACTTCCAACAGGAGTATCAGCAATTCTTAAGGTCTCCGAGGCTATGTGTTCGATTAAGTCTTCCCTCGCGCGCGCGTACTCTGCCGCCATTTTAGAGTCATCATTAAGCCAGTGGTTAAATGTACTTTGAGGCAGGCCGATTTGTTTGCAGGCTTGGTGGGCGCTTAGACCGTTTCGCATACCCGCAAATACCAATTCGGCTAGTTCTGTTCTGTCTGGGCTTTTTGGTTTAGTTTTGGGTTTGTTGACGGTTTTCATTTAAGTCTCCATCGGTTTGGGAACATCCACAGGCCAATCTTCTGCGAGAGCCGCAATGGTTGCAATATGCGCCTTTTGCCATAAATCTTGCCTTTCCTGTTTGCTTAGTGTTTTCCCTTGGTCAATCTCGTAATGGCATTTCAAGCATAAAGCCGCCACCAGATTGTCATCCGCTTTGATTCCTCTGCCCTTACCACCGCCCCAGTTTGTGTGTGCGGCTTGGACCATGTGACCCGACCCGCAGGCTTGGCAGTCAAGACTTGCCACCATCTTCAGCAGTTTTTTGCTTCTGATGTATTGGTGTTTTTCTATCAACGATTGTCTCCAGTGTTGTAAACCTGTGCTCATTTGCACATTCCATGCGCCTGCGCCTCGTGTTGCCTGTTGATGTTCGGGTCTCTTTGACGATTGTCCATGTTCCACAAACTGGGCATTTCACTGGTGCGCCCTGTCTTGGTTTCTGTTGGTTGCTTCACGTGAACGCCAAATCTCAATGTCCAGCCGTGCCGCCTCAATCTCCCATTTCAGCGTTTCCTCTTTTTCAATAGCTTCAGCCAACCCCCGGATAAGCTGTTGATAACTTGGGTGGGCATATGCTTCCCGCTCCTGTGCGTTTGCCGCTTCAATGCCCAATGTTAAGGCATCTTTCATCAGCAGGGCTTTTTTGGATTTGCGGAATTCCTCAAGGTAAACCCGTTGGGCTTTGGCTTCCCCAAATGCTGGGGCTTTATCTCTGATGGCTTGCGCCGCATCTTCTGGTCTCATTTAATCTCCACAAAAACAAGCTATTGTTTCCTCTGTTGCGTCAAACAAATCTATTTGGTCTTTTCCAAATTGGCTCATTGAAGCATAGGTCGGGCGGTCTTTTGAAAATCTGCCGCCAATGATTTCCTCTTGCTTTGCCCACCAAATAGCCCGATTAGGCTCATGCTGAATGATGGACATTAGTTGATGTGCGCCCTTCATAAAGCACAAATCACAGTTTCCAAGCGGTGTTATCTTGTCCACAAACTGAAGACCAAGATCGAAATCGTTTTCTTTCCAAAACTGCTGGACATGGGTTTGGGTGACACCAGCCAAGGCCAAGGGTGCATGGACTGTTTGCCGCAATTTACTGACTCGCCTTGGTTCATCAGCCCGAATCCCTGCAAAAGTCTGAAATTCATCAAACCCTTTTGACTTCATGAAGCGAGTTATCGGGTGAATCTTGAGTTCTGTTGTACAGAATCGCATAACTGAGTTTGGCAAAAACTGCTTTTGTTGAATCATCTCGGCAAAGGGTTCACCATCTCTGGATGCTGCTTTAAAGTCAACTTCAACAAATTTCTGCGGGTTTTTAGCAAACTCAAGCCAAACGATAGGGACATTCCAATTGTTAGAGCAGGCTTGTACAAACTTCAATGTGGCCTCATCTTCCTTGCCAGTATTGGCAAAGCAAACAACAGCCTCGCTTGGCAGTTGCCCCCCCCCAGCTTCTAATACTTTATACAACATATAGGCACTTGTGCGCCCACCGCTAAAACTGATGCACGTTGGTTCGGTTATTTTGTAAGGGTTCATGCAGCCTCCATAATTGCTACATCCACCCCAGCCACCGCTGAGTAAATCTTTTTGATGTTCAAGTCAACCACTTGAGTATCGTCAAGGTAAACCGTACCGTTCATTGCGTCCAAAAATGCTTTTGCAATATTGTCAATATCTGGCTTCTTTGCTGGGCGCTCAGAACCGCTTAAACAAGCCTCTGTGCGCTTTTTTGAGTACGACTTAGGAATTGATACCCTGATGTACAAATAAACACTCACAGGCGTTTCTATGGGCTTGCTTACCCCCATTGCTTTGCTGGCGCACAGTTGGATTGCGGTTTCGTAATCAAGTGTTGCTTGGTCGGTGTAAACCTTGGTGAACTTCCCATGTCGGGAAAACCTCGGCCTGCCTTTGCCCTTGGGTTCAAGCGGCACATCAAAGACGATTGACATCACGTTGTCTCTCCATTTCTGCAATCAAGGTATCGAGACCAGCCTGGCCACGCCGCTTCTTTAGGCTCAATTTGACACCCTCCCACCATGCCTGTGCTGCTAGTGCCCCCAGTTGTTTTGCTTTCAGTCGGTATCGGCGAATCCAGTCTCTTGCTTCGGTCTGGCGCAAGGTCTCCAGCATCTTGCAACGCTCGGTTGATGTCAGCAAGGCTAAATTCTTGGCCTTCCCGTCTTCTGTCCAGTAGGGATTTGTGGTCATGCATTAAAAAATCTCATCATCTTGCCAGTGCTGGGCTGGTGGTTGCGTAAATGTTGCGACTGCAATATCCCGCTTGGTTGCAGGCTTTTTGTCCGACCATTGGTGCTCTGAGCACATTGGCTTTTGTCCATTTATGTGGACAGACCAGCGTTTCTGGCAACCAGGCGCACTGCACATTAATTTTTCTAATTCGTCCATCTTGACCTTAACTCAGCAAGTTTGCGTTTGGCCTCGGCAATAACTTCAGGGTCAACAGGCTTTGGGTTGTATTCAATCTGGGCTTGGTTTCGCGGAATGTTTGGCCCTGCATTGCAGAATTCTCGGAACTTAATTGCGCTTGGCGGGTAATCAGCATGGCAACGGTCAATGGCGTAGTCCATGCTTGGGCGATAAGTCAAAAAGTTGCCAAGCTGCTTTTGCCATTCTTGCCGCACCAGCTCGAGGTCAACGCCCTCCCAGTGCCGCAAAAATGCTGCCCCGTAAATTGCACTCATGCGGCCAAAAATGTAGTCCAGCCCTTCATCCTGAGTGCATTCGTTATTTGAGTAATTGGACATTGCTTTGCCCTCCAAGTAACCCACGAGTTAAGCCTTGCAGGACAGTGGCATTGCGCTGCCCTGTTTTTGTCAGGCCATTTTGTGTTTGTTTTTCAGTAATCCATTCAGCTTTTAAGCCTTGGCTACCTCTGGTACACCATTCAACCAAAAACTTTTCTAATTCCCACCCCAACTTGGCAGCTTCAGCCCGTGCGCCCTTAACCACGGTTTCGGTGACTGATGCCTTTTTTGATTTCCGCAGTTGCAGCCAATCTTGCCAAACCTGTTCGTTTACATCAGGAGGGCAAGCAACGCTAGTTGCTCTTTCTTTTATTGGTTTATGGTTATTGGTTATTGGTTTATGGTTAGGTGGAGGTTCGTTTACGCTTTGTTCACGGTTCGTGCTTTTTTCCCTACGCTTCGTTTCTCTTTCAATGGCGATACGTTTATTCGTGTCTGCTTTAGCATGGTATTCAAGCAACTCTTGCAGGATTCTGTCTTGCACATAGCAGCCATCTTTATCCAGCGTGAAAAACCTAGATAAAACAAACTTTACAGCCTCGACCTCTGCTTCTGTCGATGCCCAAGTCCATTCAAGTGCCTGCTCTAATGTGGGGAATACTTCACGGTCATAGCACGAATCAATAAGAAGCGTGTACGAACCGTGCTGAAGCATAGTTAGCCGACCAGCTTTCTTTGCATAGTCGCCAAGGTTTCGTTTGTAATAGTGCATAAAAGCCCAAAAAAAAGGGCTAACCCTGAGGTCTCACCCTTGCGGGTGTTGGCGGACTGGCACAGTACCAGCAGACATCAGGGGTAGCCCCACTGTGAAACGCCGCCAAGCGTCTTTTTTTTATTTTAACTCAATAACAGCTTGTGTTGCAATTATTTCCATAACAGCAGGTGGTGCAGGTGACATACCTTCCATTGGCATAGTAAGTGTGCGTTGAGCAAGCCGCCCAGACTGTTGTGGTTGATACTGCAATCCAAATTGCAATCAGTGCTTTTTTCATGTTTCCTCCGTTAAAAACCACTCAGGCTTCAAGTCCTTGAGCTGGCGCAAACGCAACTCAGGGATTTGTGCCTTCCACTGGCAGACCGCAGGCTTGCTGATGCCCAAAAGCCTTGCAAGCTCACTCTGTGACCCTGCCAATTTGATAAGCTGTTCTTTTGTCATTGCGCCATTGTAACTTGGATTAACTTAAAAGCAACACTAGGGAAAGTCCCTATAAAAAACCCTTTACATGGGGTTAACTTTACTTAATAATGCACCCATGCCCCAGCAATTCCGCACAGGGTCTTTAAGGAAAAGCAAGATGAATGTAACTAAACAAATTCGCGGCAATTGCCAATGCTGCGGTCGCCAACAAGCTGTTGTTGGTGGCTTAATGTCCAAGCATGGTTACACAGTAAAAGAAGGCTGGTTTTCTGGTGTTTGCTCTGGTCGCAACTTCCCACCAGTCCAAGTAAGCCGCACCATGACAGACAAAATTATTTCTAACATTAGCGCAGAAATACCTGAATTGATTGCCAAGGCTGAAAAAGTAAAGTCTGGTGAACTTACTCCTAAAACTGTAAAAGTTCGGATGATGAGCAAAGAAGAAATCCCTTTTGAGCAAGGTGACCTTCGCCAACAAGCAGCCGCCAAAACCAATCTGGAATGGGCCTATCGCAATCGCGCAAGAGCAGGCCAAGAATTTATCAAGGCAATGACTGAAGTTGCCGATAAATACCACGGCACAGCATTAATTGAAATTGTTAAGTAAACCAAACGGGGCGCAAGCCCCACAAAGGAAAAACCATGTTTGACATTGAACACTACAAAAAACCAACCAACTGGGCAAATGTTGCCCTCTGGTTTGTATCCGTTGCCGCCATCGTGGTGGTCATTCTTGATGTTCTGTACTGGAGACCTTAATCATGTATGACGAAGAAGAAGGCGAATTCACCACTTTCCTGATTTGGGATGAAGTCACAGTCAAGTGGACTTGGTATGAAGATGAAGATTGCTATGCCGATGGTCACTTTGACATCTTTGTTTTCAAAGATGGTGTCGACATCACTTACGACTTGCCCAAGCTGCACTTCCAATGGATTGAGCAAGAGGTCAAAGAATACGCTGGTTACGAGCCGCCAAGTCGCCAGCGTGTGGGTCGGGCAATCAATGCACATTTCAACAAAACTTTTTAAGGAGCAAACAATGAAATACATTTTTTTACTTTTGGCTTTGGTCGGTTGTGCCAGCAAAACACCAGCATCCGTAGAAACACGGGGCGAGACCACCATGCAAGAACTGGTCATGGATAAACACATTCAGTCGATGGGTAGAAATGAAGTGATCGATGGAATTAAACAGTGCGAAACCGCAGGACTTCGTGCAATTCCAATTTATGCAAAACGCAAGATAAACGGATACTCCGCTGAAACGGTTGTTGATGTGACTTGCGGCCCACGTTACAAATAAACAGGAGTCTCAAAATGAAAAACATCGCAACCGCACTGGTCAAAGCACAAAAAGCCTTTGGCCCTGCCCTGAAATCTTCTACCAACCCGCACTTCAAAAGCCGCTATGCCGACCTTGCCGCCTGCGTTGAGGCAGTCATCCAAGGGCTGAACGACAACGGCATTGCCCTGATTCAAAAGAATTACGACTGCAACGATGGGGTTATGGTTGAAACTGTATTCCTGCACGAATCGGGTGAAATGCTCGAGTGCGGCACCCTGCACGTTCCAGCCGCCAAACAAGACCCGCAAGGGTTTGGGTCTGCCCTGACTTATGCCAGGCGGTACAGTTTGATGGCTGCCTGCGGTATTGCACCAGAGGATGACGATGGCAACAGCGCCAGCAGACGCACTGAGGTTAAGTCCGAGGTTAACGAGAACCAAATGGCTGATTTGCTGGCTGCAATGGATGAAGTCACCACCATTGCAGAGTTGCAGAAAACCTATAAAACGGCCTATACAGCCACCAAAGGCGAACAGGCATGGGTTACCAAGGTCATCGCCAAAAAAGACGCTAAAAAGGCTTTGCTGGAAGGGGCTAAATAATGGACCAAGGTACAACAGAATGGTTTGCCGCCAGATGTGGCAAGGTCACCGCCAGCAGGGTTGCGGACATCATCGCCAAGACCAAGACGGGTTACAGCACCAGCAGGGACAATTACATGGCCCAGCTCGTGTGCGAACGCATGACAGGCAAGCCTGCCGAGTCATTCAGCAACTCAGCAATGCAGTGGGGTACAGATACCGAACCATTTGCCCGAGCCGCTTACGAGGCCAAGGTGGACATTTTGGTATCTGAGGTAGGGTTCATTACCCACCCATCTATCACGATGTCTGGTGCGTCTCCTGATGGCTTGGCGGGTGATGGTTTGGTGGAAATCAAATGCCCCAATACCGCAACCCACATTGCAACCCTGCTTGACCAAAAAGTGCCCGAAAAGTACATCACTCAAATGATGTGGCAAATGGCCTGCACAGAACGCCCGTGGTGCGACTTTGTATCCTTTGACCCACGGATGCCAGAAAAATACCAACTATTCATCAAACGCATCAACTTTGACAAACAACTGGTTGATTCGCTTGAGAATTCAGTCATCCAATTTCTGGGTGATGTAGACCTGAAAATCCAACAACTTGAAAGCCTTGCATGAAAAAGATTAAAGACATCACTGTGGTTACTGGCTCATACGTCAATAAGATGGGCGAGGAAAAGAAACGCTATCAAAACATCGGCTCGGTGTTTGAAGATAACGGCAATCTTAAAATCAAACTGGATGTGATGCCGCTGCCCAAGGGCGGTTGGGATGGTTGGGCAAACTGTTACGACCTCAAGCCAACTGAACGCCAACAGCCTCGGGAGTTTGACAATGACGATACAACAATCCCATTTTAATCTGGCAAGGTCTCTTGACCCGGCCACCAGCCACGCCGCCGCAGACCAAGCACAAGATTTGGCTCGGCAGCACTTTGACTTAATAGTGGGTTGCCTCCAGCGTTTTGGCGCACGGGGCAAAGATGGCATCGCTGAACTGACTGGGCTGGATGGCAATCAAGTCGCAAGGCGGTTGCCTGAGTTGGCCAAGATAGGCTTGGTTGAGTTAACTGGTCGAGTCACCAAGTCCAAGTCAGGCAGAGCAGAACGTGAATGGTGTTTCGTGCCTATACAGCGGGAGTTGATATGACTGAAGAAGATGAAGCATTCAATGAACTGGAACGCCAAAGCCTGTGGCGTAAACGTGCCGTGCAAAACGTGTCAACCAACCCTTACCGAGACCAAGTTATTGAGGAGGTTGCACAGCATATCGAGAAAATGGAGGGTTTTGGTCAGGACACACTGCACAGCTTTGCTATTTTTATTAGGGCGCTTAAATGAACTTGATTGACCCAACGCTGAAATACCTTAAAGAGTTGACTAGGCCAAAGACCATCAACGAAATCATCGCCAAGGAACTGCGAGAGGCGGTTATCAAGAAGCTGGAGGCTGAGTCGGCAGTTGAGTACGCGGCCTCTATCGTCACTTACAACGTAGAACGCATCGGTCGGTTACAGCGCAGGCTCAAAGAACATGAGGGCGAAGAATGATATTTGACCGACTACTTGTTGGCGCTGTGTGCTGTTGGCTGGGCGTGGCGGGTTTATTGCCGAAAGACCCACCACTTCCACCAACTCCAGCACAAATGCAAATGCAGTACAAATTGAAACAACTCAGCAATATTTGTGATAAAAAGAAAAAGTCCCAAAAAGTACAGGAGATGTGCAAAAAATGGAAGTCCTCATAACCATCGCAATTTTGTTTATTGGCGCAATCATCGGCATTGGCGTTTTATTGGCAATGCTGCATTTTTACGCCGATTAAGCAAACGCCCTTGTCCCTGATTTGTCAATAATCAAGGCCATTTCTCTAGGCTTAATATCCCCTGCATTAGGTATGCTGACATGGGTCCAGCGGTCAAACTCCCTGATAACTTGGTCATAAGGCAATCCAGCTTCAATAATCGCCCTGACCACCTCATCTGGTTTCATGCCTGGCACTCGAATATCAGCCGCACACCCACGCCGATGTTGACTGGAATCTTTTGAACCCACTGCATCATTTACGGCTTTTGACCTAAACGCAGAATTCACG